ATTAAAGCGATCGTTGTACCAACGGGACCTGATGCTGCAGAATCACCAACCATCGCGTCAGCGATCGATGCAAAACGTCTTCCCGACTCAGACATCATACCTAAGAGTTGAAGTAACGTTTGTGAAGGTTCTTTAAAGGGAAGTGGAACGAAGCTCTTTCTTAGATCATCTCCATAAGCTTCGACTTCGATCCATTCACCTGGTGAGATCGTCAAATCTCCACCTTCTATTCGTGCACCTTTAGCTCTAAAGCCACCTTGTAGATTTGAGAAAGCTGCAGAATCCAATAAAGCTCTTAACGCACCCGTACTCGCGTGTTGTAGACCGCCGATCATATGAATTAAACCAAAGCCATAAAAACCTAGACCGGGAAGATATTTATAATGAACAAAATAAGTTCTCTTTTTTCTAAGGGTATCTCCTTCTGTCCAATTTCTTCGAACTGCTAAAACTTGACGTGTATCATAATCAATCGTAACGATATAAGGAAGTCCTAATCCATCTTTATCTTCATCTAAATCGTAATCGATATGAACTTCTAAAACTGTATGAATTTGATCAGCCATCGAAGGAGTTATTCCTTCTAAACGGTGTAGTGTCTTTTGAACTATATCCTCAGAAGTGCCACTATATCCTCTTTCTTTAACCATTGGAACTTCTCGATAAAGTCCTGAGACCATATATTTTTTAATCTCATTAACAGAAAGTTTCATTACTTGAGTGTAACGTTCAGAGGCAATTAAGTCTGTGTTATTATTAGAAATAACGAAATCCTCTGCGGGAACAAATTTAGTACAAATTCGATCTAATGTATTATCAAAATATACCTTCTTAAAAGCACTTCCCGCTAATGATAAATAAAATAAAAGTTGATCAAGTTCATTAAAATAATCTGGAATTTGAGTCGTAACTTGAAAGTTCATAAAGTCTTGAACCCGTTGGGATTGATTTTGTTTCTTCTCTGTAACTTTACCAATGATTTGAGTTTTTACTGGACCCTGTGCTGGAAAAAGCTCAGAGATCGCACGAGCTTGAAATTGCGTAGCTGCTTCTGCTAATAAAGGATGATGAACTCCCGAAGCTCCGGGAAAGGGATCTTGTCGATCTTCGACTACGACTCCTAACATCTTTAGACCCTTAGAGTATTGATCTTCCCAATTCTTTCTGGAAGACTTATCATCTTCATAATATTTAACTAAGTCGTTTGCTAATTTTCCTAAGACTGACCTATCTAGTTTTTCTGCCAAATTTCCATAAAATTTATCTTCAAAAGGATTTACCCACTCGTCCTCTCTTCCTTCCACTTCAACTTTTACGTCTTCACCTTTATCGTTCTTATATTTAAGTGGTTTTTTTTCTAGGTTTACTTCTAATTCGGCCATAATTTTTTTTCTTCCTTTTTCTGGGTTTAGTCGTTATTTTAGGAAAAGAAGCTCTTATTAACACTAAGCTGCTTTTCTCTTTCTTGCCATTTTTCTAAACGTCTTAGCAAGAGCATATCGTCTGGAACCTGGTGGACAGCTTTTACTTCCATATTTTTTTCCAGTACAGACTCCTTTAGTTTTTCTACGTTTAATTGAGGCTGTAGCTTTTTGTATCCATTTACTAGCCATAGCTATATCTCACTTTTTTATTTTTCTTTTTGGCAACTCGCCTGGCTGCTCTTTTCCCTTTTGCAGTATAAGCAAATTTTTTCTTTCCTACTGTAGGCATATTTATTTTCTCTTCTTTTTATTTTTTTTCTTATTTTTCTTCTTATTTTTCTTTTTTTTAGCCATATTTTCTCCTTTGTGAACTATCTTAACTTGTTTTTAAGTGATTTGGAAACAAAAAATATTTATCGTCCTTGTCCACGATAACGTTGTTTGTGTTTAGGAATACGTTTAGAGGAAGCTTTAGCATGACGTCCCGGACGTTTTTTTCTAGTTCTCTTTTTGTAGTGCGAAAGCCCGTATTTGGGTAACGCCATTATCTCGGTGGATTATATTTTTTACGATTAGGTGCGCCTTCGATCGAAGTCGTTGTATCAGAGAATAATGTTGGATAAGTTTCTTCTATCGTTGCTCCATGTGGAGGCGTTTCAAAAAGCTCGTTTCCTTTCTCATCCATTTTTACTGGAAGTTCTCTTGATTTATCTGCGTTTGGTATATAACCATCGTCATCGATAACTTGTTCTCTTGATATATTAACGAAAAGTGGTTTTTCTACTGCCAT